CGAGCTGTATCAAAGTTCGTTCAAGCGGATGATTTAGTGGTTCCGTATTCAGCAACCTCATTAGATGATGCGGAAGCCATTATTCATGTTTTAAAATTACCAGAAAACGAATTAAGAAAACAACAAGTTTCCGGATTTTATCGAGATATTGATTTAGGAAAACCTCCTATCGTTGAAGATAAAGTTGAAGAAAAAGAAAAGGAACTAGCTGGAACTAAAAAAGTTGGTAAACAAGAAGATGTTTATACATTACTTGAATGCCATGTTAATTTAGATTTAGAAGGTTTCGAAGAAGTTGGTGAAGAAGGAGAACCAACTGGAATAAAATTACCTTACATCGTTACAATCGAGGAAGGTAGTAGAACGGTTCTTTCTATTAGAAGGAACTTTGCACCCAATGATCCAACCAAAAAGAAAATCCAATATTTTGTCCACTTTAAGTTTCTGCCAGGACTCGGATTTTATGGCTTTGGACTCATTCACATGATTGGCGGATTGAGTCGTACTGCAACTGCGGCTCTCCGTCAATTATTAGATGCAGGAACACTATCAAATTTACCAGCAGGATTTAAGCAACGAGGCGTGCGTATAAGAGATGAAGCACAACCATTACAACCAGGAGAGTGGAAAGATGTTGACGCTCCAGGTGGAAGTTTAAAAGATTCATT